CATATATAACTAAAATTAATAATCTAAAATGTGTTTTTGTAAATTTTCCGTGTTCTTATGTAGTATCTGCCGGGTTTTTTGTCAAAATTGGTTCAGCATATGAACCCCTTGAATTACGAGGAATATCACATTTTTTAGAACATATGTTATTTAAAAAAAATAAATTTTCACCTAAAATGACAAATAAATTAGATGAAATAGGTATATCATATAATGCAGCAACATCTAGAGAACATACATATTATGAATGTCATGGTAATAATACTCAGATAAAAGATATCATTTTATTATTATTTATGATTTTTACACAACCTATTTTTGATGAACAAGATGTGAATAAAGAAAGAGAAGTTATTTTTGAAGAAATGAAAGGAGATAAAATGTCTTATAAAAAAAAATTATTTGAAATAATAATTAAAAAAATGTATGAAAATAAACATGAAGGTTATTCGTTACCTATAATTGGTGATGTAAACACTTTAAATACAATTAATGCATCATCATTAAAAAAATTTTTTGATACATATTATCATTATGATAATTCTGTTCTTGTAATTGTAGGTAACATGAATTATCCTATAATTGAAAAATATGTTAAAACACTTGTGAATAAATATCCTAGAAGTGGTACTATAACATCCGATCTTATTATAAATCAAAATTTATTATCCCCTAGAATGATATTAAATAATGTAGATAATGCCTCACAAACAATAATGATGGTAAGTTTCTATATAAAAAATTTAACAGAACTACAAAAAATACAATTATTTTTATTAAATCATATATTAACTGGTAATTTTATGAGTCTTTTTTTTAATGAATTAAGAGTTAAACGTGGATTATGTTATACAGTAGACAGTGATAATATATTAGTTAAAGTAAATAATATATATAATGGATTATTTTTTATTAAAGTAGATGCAGACCCAACAAAAATTAAAGAATGTTTAAAAATAATTCTTGATGTAATAATGAATCAAAAAATTAAAAAATCGAATTTTGATGCATCAAGAAAATCATTAAATAATATTGTTTCATTTTCTTTTCAAACATCAAAAGATTATTTATATTTTTTTGGAAATATGATATTAAATGATGATAAAATTTTTCCATCTAAAATTATATCTATTTTAGAAAAAACAACATTAAAGGACATTAATAATTTAATGGATATAATTAGAGTGGGTGATTTATTTGTAAATATGATTGGTGCGTATAAATAATTTTAATATAATATAATATGAGTAAAAATATAATTAGAGAAAAATTTAGTGATATAAGTCTTTTTAGAAATTCTACTATTGTTGGTTCATATAATCCTACTATTCCAGATCCGAATGATCCTAATCCTAACGCACCCTCTCCCCCTCCTGCGAATATATCACCACTTACACCATATAAAGAAAATGGTGTATCATATGTAGACGTACCTCAACCAGATGGTACCAAAATTAAAATGTTAGAGAAAGATTATACACCACCTGTTCCAACAGATAATAATATATACAAAACATTTTCTTTAAGAATGTATAAATTTCCTGCGAATAAAAGTAATGAACTTACGCCGGTTTTATCTACTGTAATGGATCCAAAAACAAACCAATATAAACCTATTGTTATCTCACAAAATATAGATGATTCTGGGGTATATACTTCATCATCTTATATGAAGGCTTTAAATAATGCTTTATTTGCATGTATCAAATTAAAAGATCAATGTTATGCAGTAGTAATCCAAGATCCAGGTGATTCTTCTGGATCTAGACTAGGTGATAAATATACTTTTCAATTAGCGAGAAAACCATTATCAAATGAAAAAAATTTAAGAAGTGATAGTGAATCATTATTATGTGATCAAAAGTATATATCTTATATTAAAAATGAATTTGATGGAAAACCAGCTAATTCAAATATAATGCCTAATACAATATCATGTGATTTTTCACCACGTGGTGCAATTAGTTATAGCGGTAGTGCAAACAATACTACTAACGATCCAAACGCCCCAAAAAAAGATGATAAACCCGTTGAAATTCCAGAACGACCGTATAAAAAACCAGATGGACCACCATGGGGAATTATTATTGGTATTGTTGTTGCAATATTATTAATTGGTGGTGGATTATATTATTATTTTAACTATGTAAAAGAAGATGATACACCCGCTAAAATAATAACACATACTTCAAAATTAATAAAAAAGAAAGGAGGATATTTTTTCTTTGTATAAAACATGCCGGTACCATCAAAAATAAAACATAATGAAAGTATTCAAGTACGATTTTATAATAATACAAATTCAATATGTAATAGATTAAATTCAACATTAAATTCTACAGTAACATATAATTTATATGAAAAATTAAGTCCATATTATGCTGAATATTTATCAGCAGATGATATTAATAATGAAATAAAATTTTTAAATAATTCTTTACTTGGAAAAGATTATAATGTTTGTAAATTACAAACAGATCCCGTCTTACCATATATTGGATATGAAGTAATTGAAAATAAAGAGATTGCATTAAAATATTGTACTATTTTTTCAAATAAATGTATTGGAATTAGATCAATTGATAAAAATAATGTTTATTGGAAATTAATATCTAATATAAGTATGGATAATCAAAATTATGATTTAGTTAAAGATGATACAAATACTTATATTTCAGATAATTTAAATATTCAAATTGAAAATTTTGATATAAGTAATTATCCAAAAATAATTCCAGATCCTCCATTCTTTGTATGGACAGATAATCTTGCAATTAAATTTATAATTGCAATTCTTATTGGTTCGATTATAATCTATTATTATTATTATGTCAAAAAATTAGATCAATTTAGTTTATTCTCTCAAGAAAATTGATTAAAAAATAGTATATAATTATTTATTCATATTAATAAATAATTATATTATAATGAAATTAATCATTGTAGAATCACCTGGTAAAATTAAGAAAATATCTAGTATTTTAGGTGGTGATTATTTGATTAAAGCGTCAGTAGGTCATATTAGAGATTTAGATAAGAAAGGATTATCATATGATGAGACTACATTTATTGCGTCATATGAAATAATGTCAGATAAACAAGAAGTTGTTCGAGGATTAAAAAGTGCAGTAAATAATTGTTCAGTAATTTATCTCGCGTCTGACCCTGATCGCGAAGGTGAAGCGATTTCCCAAGGTCTTAAAGAAGTACTTAAACTCAAAGATTATCATCGAATTACTTTTAATTCTATTACAGGTGCTGCTATTAAACAAGCGATTGATTCACCAAGAAAAATAGATGATAATTTAGTGGAAGCGCAAGAAACGAGGAGAATTTTAGATCGGATGTTAGGTTATAAAATATCACCTATATTAATGAAAAAATACGGCGCTGGTTCACTGAGTGCAGGACGAGTTCAATCAGTAGTAGTAAGAATTATGGTAGATTTAGAAAATCAAATTAAAGATTTTCAACCAGAAGTTGAATTCAATGGTCATGCAGATGTAAAAATTAATAATAAGAAAATTGGATTAAATTTATATTATAAAAATAAATTATTTCGTGGTTCAGAAGAAGATGCCAAGAAGATTCTAAAGAAATTAATTGGGAGTAAATTTGAATTATCTGAATTAAATGAAAAAACTCGTGAACAAAATTCACCACAACCATTTATTACTTCTACCCTCCAACAAGAAGCGAGCAATAAATTAAAATATGATTTACAAAAAACTATGAAAATTGCACAAGGTTTATACGAAGGGGGAAAAATTACATATATGAGAACTGATTCTCCTAGCATTTCTAAAGAAGCGATTAAACCAATTGAAGATGTAATTACTGAAAAATATGGTAAAGAAACTTATAAATTTAGAACATTCCAATCTAAAAATGCATCGGCACAAGAAGGTCATGAATGTGTAAGAATAACTCATCCTGAACAAGATACAGATGATAGTATTGGATCAAGTTTATATAGATTAATTTGGCAGAGAACAATTGCATCATTAATGACTCCTGCAATCTATCAAGTCTTTTCTGTTACGATTAATTGTTCCAATGATCCTAATATTACGTTTAAAGGAACGATTGAACGATTACATAACCCTGGATTCTTGATGGTTTACGGCGAAAGTGCCGAAGATGAAATTACATTAGATGCAAATAAAAAAAGTGTTAAATTAACTGGTATTCATATGAATGAAAAAATTAGTTCTCCACCTGGAAGATATGGTGAAGCATCTTTAGTAAAAGATCTTGAAAAATTAGAAATTGGTCGTCCTTCAACATACGCGGCATTAATTACTAAAATTAAAGATCGAAAATATATTCATGAAATAGACCATGAAGGATTAACTTATGATCAAAAAGTTATAAAATTATCTTCAGAAAATGAAATTATAGAAGAAGAAAAACAAATTACGTTAGGTAAAGAAAAAAAACGATTAACTCCTACTCAATTAGGATTAAATATTACTAAAATTTTAATAGATATGTGCCCTCAATTTATGGATATCCATTTTACTGCTCAGACAGAAAAAGTCTTGGATGAAATCGCGAGTGGTAAGAAAAAGAAATTACCTGTTTTAACAGAATATTGGAATATATTAAAAGGATATTTAGAATCTACATTATTAACTATAATTAGTAAACCAATATCTATTGAAATTGGACCATATAAAAATGGCAAATTAATTATCGTTACTACTAAATATGGAGATGCAATTAAATATGAAACAGATAATAAAAAGGATACTAAATATGTTAGTATAACTAATAGAGATATTGATCTTCCAAAAGCTATTTTGCTTTTAGAAAATAAATCAATTAAAATAAAAGACTCTGGTGAATTGATTGGCGAAGAAGGAAAATACAAATATTATAAAGATACAAGTAAATTTGGTGAAGTAATTAAGAGAATTTCTGGTGAAAATATTGAATATCGCAATATTGATAAATATAAAAAAGAAATTAATATGAATTTAGTAAATAAAATATTTTCTTATCCTAAATCTATTAATAAAAATATAAGTTTGTGCTATAACTTGATTAAAGATTCATATTATTTGAAAGAAGACAAAATTTTTGTTAGTATTCCAATTAATAATATAAATTTAAGTAACGATGAATTATTACAGATATGGGATGTTAATAAAGATAAAGTAAAAAAGAAATTTCTAAAAAAATAATTAAAAATATTTTTTATATTCAGAATCATTAATAAATTCAGACCATAAATTATATATTTTATCAACCTTCATTAAATGATCTTTATTATTAAAATTTTTAATTTGTTTTTGTATCCAATTACCTAAAAATTTAATTTCTTTATTTTGATTATTTGTTGTTGGACGTTTATTATTATCATTAATATATTTTTTAATTATTTCTAATATATTTATCCAATTTTCTTCATTAGAAATAAAATATTTTTTATAATTATCATCATTAATAAATATTTCCCAATTTT